AAAGCAACTGAAGAAATCGGAGCAGACAATTTAATGTCTATGATGAAAGATGCAGAAGCTGCTGTAGATGAAAGACAACAACTAGCTAATGGCGGTAGTCCAATGGCAAGGGAAGAAAGAGAAGTAATGGTTGCTCCACAAGAACCAATACAACAAAACATAAATGTTACTAAATCTACACTTGACAATAGTGCAGCAATGCCTCGTCAAGAAGAAGATAATGTGCGTAAAGCCATTAATGAAAACATGATGCTCGACCCTTATCAAAAGCACGTTAGAAGCTAACAAAAACGATAGGCTACTTACGTCAGTAACCCCTATCAAATTTATAACCTTTAGCTACCTTGTTAGATCAAGCCCCTAATTAAAAAAGACGTTTTTAGAATAGGCTACCTTGAGGTAAGCACAAGCCCTAAAAGGAGAACAAAATGGCAGAAGTTGAAAATATACAGGAAGAATCTGTAGAACCAACTCCTAACCCGTATAATCAAAAGAAAGATTGGCACACTGATGAAGTAATGCCTAAACATGGAGATAGTGCGGAAGGATTGTTTTTTGAAAAGCCACAAGCTCAATCAAGTTCAGAAGAAGTACAAACAGAATCTGAACAAACTGATAAAGCTTATAGCCAACCAAATTACAAAAAAAGATATGATGATTTGAAAAAACATTATGATTCAAGGCTCTCTGAGTTTAAACAAAGAGAACAAGAATTGATAGCTGAAGCTACAGCAAATAGACCGGAGTATCAAGCTCCAAAAACTGCTGAAGAATTAGAACAATTTAAAGCCGAGTATCCTGATGTTTATGAAGTGGTAGAAACTGTAGCTCATTTGCAAAGCGAAGATAAAGTTGCAATATTGCAAGAAAGACTCGATGCAATGCAAGGTCGTGAAACAGAAATACTAAAACGAGAAGCTGAAAAAGACTTGATTACAAAACATCCAGACTTTGAAGACCTTCGTAATAGTGATGAGTTTCATCGATGGGCAGAAGTTCAACCCGAAGAGATAAAAGATTGGATTTATAATAATCCTAATAATGCATCTCTTGCAAGTAAAGCCATTGATCTTTTTAAAATGGAAAATGGAATTGTTCCTACACAACCTCGCCAGAACAAATCGGAGAGAAGTTCTGCTGCTGATATGGTGTCTACCAAGACAACAACAGTAGATGAGAAACAACCGAAGATTTGGACACAACAGGAAATCGCTGCCCTACCTATGGCTGAATACGATAGACTTGAAAAAGAAATCGATAAAGCTTTAGAAGAAGGCAGGATTATATAATAACAAAGTTAATAATATTCAAGGAGAATAATTATGGCATTTAATCAATCTGATCAATTTTTTGAGCAGTCAACTGATACTAATGGTAACTTTGGTAATTCCGTAAGTGGTCAAACTAACTCCTTCTTCTTACCGAAAGTCTATTCTAAAAAGGTTTTAAACTTTTTCAGAAAAGCTTCGGTCGCAGAAGCAATCACTAACACTGATTACTCAGGAGAAATTTCTGCTTTCGGAGATACTGTAAGAATCATTAAAGAACCGGAAATCACCGTCTATCAATATGAAAGAGGTGCTGACGTAACTAAAACAGCATTAACAGACCAAGAACTTACTATGGTCGTTGATGTAGCAAACGCTTTTAAATTCATCGTTGATGATATTGAAACTTCAATGTCTCACGTGAACTTCAAAGAAGTTGCTAGTTCATCTGCTGCTTATGCATTAAAAGATGCATTTGATGCAGGAGTTATTGCTGAAATGTTTGCAGGTGTATCTACAAGTTCACCTGATCACGTTATCGGTTCTGATAGTTCAACTGCCGATGCAACACTAGCTCACGCTACTAATTCTGTAGACCTATTAGGTTCTGACGGAACTGGTGTAGATGCTCTAGACCTTATGGCTAGACTAGCTAGATTACTAGATGATCAAAGCATTCCTGAAGAGGGAAGATGGTTCTTAGCACCACCTTCATTCTATGAAGAGCTTTCTCAATCTGGTTCTAAACTATTATCTGTTGACTTCAACGCAGGTCAAGGATCATTGAGAAATGGTTTAGTTGCAAGCGGTAAACTACGTGGATTTGATATGTACAAATCTAATAATGTTGCTAGTACGTCTAACGCTACTGGTAAAGTATTAGCAGGTCACATATCATCTACAGCAACTGCCCAAGCTATAACATCAACTGAGGTCATTCGTGATCCAGATTCATTTGGTGATATAGTTAGAGGTCTTCATGTCTATGGTGCGGAAGTACTTAGACCAGAAGCTCTGGCATCTGCTTTCTATGTAGTAGACTAAGCAAACCCGTAAGTGGGGGAGGAATCATGTGTTCGCTTCCCCCTTACACCTTTTAATTGTAATTTGGAGAATATAATGCACAAAAGAATGAAAAAAACCGGTGGTGGTTATGGTAAAGGTAATGGTATGATGCAACGTAAACCTAAAGGTACGGGTGGTCGTTCAATGTATGGACATGGTGGAGAAGCCATGAAAAAAGCTACACCTTGTTAAGATGAAAGTTACAGCACCTAAAGGATACCATTGGATGAAGCATGGTAAAGAATATAAATTAATGAAACATTCAGGTAAGTTTGTAAAACATAAAGGTGCAAGTCTTACTGCAAATTTTGCAATTCAAAAGCAACATAAAAAATAATGGCAACAACTTTTTTAACATTAACTAACGATGTTCTTCGAGAACTTAACGAGATTGAATTAACTTCTGCAAACTTTGCTACTGCAAAAGGCATTCAAAACTTTGTTAAAAATTCTATTAACAAATCTTTAAATGATATTGCTAATGAAGAACCACAACTTCCTTTCTTTGCAGTTGCAGCAAGTGGAGGTACAGACCCTTTCTATGGTAATGTAACTGTAGAAACAACAGCAGGTACTAGATGGTACTTGTTAAAGTCTGGTAGTTCTAGTATTACTACCGACTACGCATCCATTGATTGGGATGATTTTTATTTAACAACTATAGGAGTAAGTGGTGAAACAACCCCTTATACTTCTAGAGGTTTAAAATTTATTACATTAGATGATTGGACAAGATATTTAAGAGATGCAGAGAATGACGATGATGCAGATACTCAAAACTACGGAGAACCTAAATATGTTATTCGTAGTCCAGATCATCGTAAGTTTGGATTAAGTCCTATACCAGATAAAGCTTATAAGGTACATTTTTATGCATATAGTGCACCAACACCTTTATCTGCTTTCGGAGATACTATAGTCTTACCAGACCAGTACTCTAATGTAATAACTGCTAAAGCTCGTTACTATGTGTGGCAATTTAAAGAAAGCCCACAACAAGCTGCATTTGCTATGGATGATTACAAAAAAGGTATGAAGCAAATGAAGTCTAATTTAATTAATCCTGCTCCAAAATATGTTGGAGATGATAGGACATACTTCTAAATATGGCACGATCTCAACCTTATACAGTCGCAGTCAATGGAGGATTAGTAAAATCTTCTAATGTTATAGACTTGTTAAAAACTCCGGGAGTTGCCAAGGATTTAAGAAACTTTGAAGTATCTACAGAAGGTGGATACAGAAGAATTAATGGGTATCAAAAGTTTGGTACTGGAAGCTCTACACAACCTACAAGTGGAACTACAAATATCTTAGGTGTATTTCCATATGCAGATGGAGTTATAGTTTGTGCAAGTACAAATATTTATTTTACACAAGATGGTATAACTTACTTGCAATTAAATAGAGCTAGTGTTGCAGGAAGTGGAGATAACTATACTGCATTTACTGGTCGTAGTGTTGCAGCTAGAACATCACAAGGTCAATGTCAATTTACTTTGTTTGAATCAGCTACATCTAATTATGGTACAGTTATTATAGCAGATGGTGCTAATGAACCTTTCTTTTTTAGAATGGAAGGTACTGGAGCAAACTTAAATAGTAGAACATATTTTGCAGGTGAAATAACTGTAACAAGCACGAAACATGTTAAGTATGTTACAACACATGATAAACATTTAATAGCTGCAGGTGTTGAAGATAATTTAAATACAATTTACTACAGTGGCACATTAGACCCGACAGATTTTACAAGTACTGGTTCTGGTAATATTGTATTAGAAGATCAAATAGAAGGCATCAAAGGTTTCCGTAATGAGTTATTTATATTTTGTACGAACAGTATATTTAAACTTACAAATATAAATGATTCTAGTAATATAGCAATAGTACCCGTTACAAAGAACGTAGGGTGTTTAAGTGGTTATAGTATTCAGGAGATTGGTGGTGACTTAATATTTTTAGCACCAGATGGTTTCAGAACAGTAGCCGGTACAGCAAGAATTGGTGACGTAGAACTAGGCACAGTTAGTAAAGCTATACAACCGTTAATTACAGACTTAGCAGAAAACATAAATACATTTGTAATTAATAGCGTAGTTCTTAGAGACAAGTCACAGTATAGATTATTCTATACAAATACAAGTTTAGAAAACAGTCAACAAAAAGGAATTATAGGAACATTAAGATCAGATGGATTTCAATGGTCAGAGACAAGAGGATTAGAAGTTACTGCCATTGGTTCAGGATTTGATAATAATGGCATAGAACAATATTATCATGGAGATACAAACGGATATATTTATCAACATGATACAGGTAATAACTTTGATGGTAGTAATATATTAGCACGTTATGAAACACCAAACTATGATTATGGTGATCTAGGAACATTAAAAACTTTACATTATGTAAGAGTCTCGGCAAGTTCAGAAGGAATTACAGAACCAGATGTTCAAGTTAGATTTGATTATGGTAATACAGATATACCACAACCACCAGATTTATTTAATCTAGGGGTTATCAATCCTCCTTCAAAGTTTGGAGATGCATTATTTAATACTAATGTATTTGGTGGTGGTGATAATCCATTAATAAGAGTTCCATTACAAGGGAGTGGAACAAGTAATAATTTTACCATTATAAGTGATGATACAAAACCACCATACACTATAAATGGTTTCTACGTAGACTACATACCTTCAGGCAGGAGATAATAAATGGCACAAACATATACACGACAGAGTTCGTTTGCAGATGGAGATACAATTACTGCTGCATTATTTAACAACGAATATAATCAGTTAGTCAACGCATTTGCATACAGTTCAAGTAGTGCTAGTTCTACAGGGCACAGACACGATGGTACAGCAGGACAAGGTGGTAATATACACACTATCGGTGACTTAGACTTTTTAAACAAGATTGTCGTAGATAGTACAAACAATAGATGGGGATTTTATGTAGAAGTCTCTTCAGCAGCAGTAGAACAAATAAGAATACAAGATGGAGCAATCGTACCAGTAACAGATAACGATATAGATTTAGGTACAAGCTCATTAGAATTTAAAGATGCCTTTTTTGATGGCACAGTTACAGTTGATGCTTTTGTAGCTGATACTGCAGATATTAATGGTGGTACAGTTGATGGTGCAACTATCGGAGCTAACTCAGCTTCTACAGGTGCATTTACTTCTGTAACGACTACAGGTAATGTTGATGTAGGTGGTAATCTTACAGTAACAGGAACAACAACTTTTAATGGTGGTACACTTACTCTTGGTGATGCTGCTGATGATAACGTAGTATTTGGTGCTGACGTTAATTCAAACATCATACCTAATACCGATAACACTTACGACCTTGGTAGTTCATCACAAGAATGGAAAGACTTATACGTTGATGGTGTAGCTTACCTAGATGGTATTAACTTTAATGGTACAGCAATCACCGCAACTGCAGCAGAACTCAATATACTTGACGGGGTTACATCGACTGCAGCAGAGTTAAATATCCTTGACGGAGTTACCTCAACTGCTGCTGAACTAAACATACTTGATGGAGTTACTGCAACTGCAGCAGAAATAAACGCACTTGATGGAATCACATCTACCGTTGCAGAATTAAATATTGTAGATGGAGGCACGTCTGCTACATCTACTACATTAGCAGATGCAGATAGAGTTGTTGTCAATGACAATGGCACTATGGTCCAAGTTGCATTGACAGATTTTGAAACTTATTTTGAGTCTGCATTAGATACACTTAGCAATGTTACAACTGTAGGAGCATTAAACTCCGGTAGCATTACAAGTGG